CTGCTGCATCCAAGTGAATCGAATCTCGTCTCGGGTCGCTGGGTCGATCGTCTCGTGCGGCGTCTTGAGCACCAATCCAGGCCGTGCCCCATTGCCGAAAAACGCAGCGCCGTGAATCTCGCACGCACGCGATAATCCGATCGCATCCTCGGCCAGCTCAACCGGCACCAGCCCTCGCAGGCCGTCATCGGTCAGCCAGCGAAAACAGCAGATCTGATCTTGCCCGTACGGCACCGGGCGACCGCCATCGTCGGTAAACGTGTAACGAACTGTGCCCGCGTCAGTCAGGCTCACATCTCGCATCTTCGACGGAGCAAGCGGGTGAAGCTCGGACACCAAATCGCCGTCCACCACCTTCTCGTTGAACGCCTCACCGTGCGTGCATAGGTGCAGCATCATCAACTGCTTCCACTCCCACGCAGTCTGCCAGCGATTCGGGCGGCGCAGAAAAAGCCTGTAGTACGGATGTTCGCGAGCGTGCTCCTTGCCGTTCTTCGTTCGCCGGTAGAGGTACAGCGGCAGACTCGCCATCGTCTCGCACAGCACGCGAACGCAGGCGAGGTAGACCGTCGCTCGTAGTGCGGTGTCGGCGTTGATCTTGACGCCCGACGGATTGCGAGTCGTGCCGCCGCCAAACACGCCGGCACCGGTGTCGGGGTCGATCGAATACGTCGAGCGATAGTCTGGCGGCAACCAGATTGACGGCATCGGCTGATGGGCTTGAGCGATCACAGGATGAGGATTCCGGGTTTTGCTTTCGGAGCGGCGTTGACGATCTGCTTTTTCTCCCACCAACCAAGAGCGAAGATCAGCGCTACAATCCCGTCGATGCGGCCTGTGGATTTTTTCTTGACCGGTCGGACGTCGCCGTAGGTGTTCGTCTCAATCGTGACCCGCGAAGCCATCAGTGACATGACCGGGTTGCCGCCCGTTCGCAGCTTCTTCTCAATCACGAGGGTTTCAAGCCGGCTCGTCGGAGACGACATCGCTCGAAATCCCTGCCCGTATGATTCCACATCCAGATTCAACCCTGCCAATTCGATAAGCAGTTGCGTCGCCCCCGATTCGTCCGCCACGATCTTCTCGACAACGTGGTTTTTCGCGTAATCCGCGACGTATTCGCGGATTGCTGACTGGTCGATAACGTCGCCGTCAGTCGTCGCAATCCACCCCTGATCGGCCCATAGCTGGTATGGCTGCTTGTCCTGCCGCGCTCGATCGGCAATCAGGTCACGCGGCAACCAGAACTTCGCGTCGATGTCGAACGTGCCGTCGTCGTTCGGGAACAGGGCAACCATCGCGGAAAAGTCGATCCGCTTCGACAAGTCCATGCCGACGATGCACCGCCGGCCAGCGAGCGGCCCGGTCGCTCCGCCGCACGCAGCCCACTGATCGGGGTCGAGCCAACGGTTCTCCGCCTCGGTCCAGACGCCGAGCGTTCGTCGTAGGAAGCTGTTGAGTTTGGTCGGCTTGTTCTTCGCCTCCAGGGCATCGGCAGCGACCGACTCCATGGTCATCGTCACGCCCATGCCGGGATTGCACCGCCGCCACACCTCCGGGTCGAAGTAGTCGTCGCCTGCCTTCGGGCCGTAAATCTTGCCGTAGAACCGCGGATCATAGGCGGGGTCAGCCATCACCTGCTCGGCGTATTCATGCTGCTCCCAGCACAGCGAGTGGCGGTCGCTGCCGGCGGTCGTGATCGTGACAATCAGCGGGTGACGACGAGCGCGGCCGGAATACCTGAGCGATTCCCACAAGAGCCGGTCAGGCTGCGTGTGCAGTTCGTCAAAAAACACGAACGAGTACGACGGGCCTTCGGCCGCGCCGGCATCGCGGGAAATCACGTGAAGCGAACTGGACGTTTCGCGGTGGAACACGGTCTTTGTCGAGCGAATAACCTCAAGCTCTTCGCTCAAGCCAGGAGACATTCGCACGACTTCGGCTAATTCGTCGAAGATCACGGATGCTTGCTTTCGCGTCTTGGCTGCGATGCAGCCAAGCGCGCCGGGCTCGTCGTCGCCAAATAGCATGTAGGAGCCGAGCCACGCCAGAGCGGACGACTTCGCGTTCTTCTTCGGCACCTCGATATAGGCGACGCGGTACCGCCGCAGCCGTTCGGGCGTGTCTTCACGCCATCCGAATAGCGGGTCAATCAGCCAGTCGCGGTGCCACGGCAAGAGTTTGATCGGCTCACTGGCGCGGGCCGTTGGCGAGTCCTTCGTGTGACAGCACAGCGACTCGATGAAGTCCACGACGCGAGCCGCCGGGGCAGGGTCGTAGACAAAGCCAGGGGCGTATTCAGCCCGCCGAATGTCGGGCACGCCATTGAGCGACGGGTGAGTCTGCTCGCGTTCCATGCACCTTCACTCCAGACCGGCTTGATGGTGTCATCCCGAATTCCTGCTCGATGCGGAGCATCGCCTGGTGGTGGCGGTGCATCTGCACCGCCCACGGGGCGACCTGCGTGTATTTGATCCGCATCTTGCTCGGATCGTTCGGGTCGGGCTCCCAGTGAACGTACTGCTCGCCGGCAACTTTGACTCTCTCGTAAGCCACAAGATACAGCGACGCCTCGATGCAATACCGCGTCAGCACCGGCACGTCGGCCTCGGTCATTACCCGCATCCCTGCCAGGCGGGCAACCATGTCGTGCCAGACATCGACCGCCTTGCCGTCGAGCGTTGCCGGCGGCGGATAGTCGCTGGCGACGAGTTCCGGCGTCGGCTCGTCCTTGTTGAGAGAACCCTTGCTGGGGTTGCCCTTCAGGTACTTGAGGATCGACGGCTCGGGGGCGGGGCCGCGCTTGCCCATGAGTCACTCCGGTTTCTCGATGATGTACCCGGCAAACTCTCCGAACGCGAAGAACTGCCGGGCGTCTTCTCCCAGTATGCCCGGGTTGATCGGACGTTGCACACCTGACAGGCTCAGTTCTTTCGACACGATGTCTTCGGGCTTGGCGCCGTTGTTGAGTTTCCACGACATCGTTAGCCGCCGCATGACGGTTCCGAAGTAGCCGCACGACGGCATCACCTTGTCAAACACGACGATTACGCCGCCTTTGCGCAGCGAGCGGCGAAGATTGTCGAGAAGCACCTTGCGTTTGTGTACTGGTAGGAACATAAGAACGAGAAAGCACACCGCAACGTCGAAAGGCTGATAGGCGACTTGGTAAGCGTCCATGCACTCGACCGTCCCCGGTGCGTCGTACTTCGCTGCCATCTCGGGGCTTTCCTCGATGGCGATCAGTTTCGCTTTTCGGTCGATCAGAACCGACGCAACTGCACGGCCTATGTTTCCAGTGGACGCGCCGACGTCATACATCACGCCTTCGTCTGGGAGATAGTGCCGAACGATATGCGTGATGCTATCCGTAGCGAGGTCGTACCAAGGAAGTTGCTCGCGGACATGAGCATCAAACCCGTCTGCAACTCCAGCGTTTTTGAACGTCCAGTTTTGTGGGATTTTCATATAGTCGCCCTTAGAATCTTGTCCCTGACGGTCGCGGCAACGTGACTCATCATTACCGGAGGGACGGCGCGGCCAAGCCGTTCCCACTGCTGCGCGTATGACCCGGTGAGAACAAAGTCATCGGGGAAGCCGCAGAGCCGCTTCAGTTCAGCGATTGCAAACTTTCTTTTCTCAACAGGGTGCGTCACGGAAGCTATGCCGCCAGACCCGTGACTGCTACAAATCGTCGGCACCGGCTTGTCAGGGTGGGCTCTGACAAGATTGAAATAGCGGTCACTCTGCTCGCCGGGCCTTAGTTTTTCCCACTCGCGCCCAGTGCAATAGCGGCTGATGTCGGCCTCTGGCTCGACGTAGACCTTATGTGGCCCGCCGCCTTTATGACCAGCAACTATCGTCGGCGCTGGCTGACTTACGCTCATAAGCTGGCCACGCTTGCTAAAACTTGACGAGTAGTTTCCGTGGCTTACTGATTCGATCCACGGTAATGCGTCACGAACCGTATATCGGTACGGAAGCGGTGACGGGTGAACGGGGCCGGCTTCTAGGTCTTCGCGGACGCCGATGAAGATTGTCCGCTGACGCGTCTGCGGCACACCGAGCCACTGAGCGTCGAGCACCTTGCACTTGACGCGATAGCCGCAATCCTTGAGGGCAGCGAGGATTTCAAGGAAGTACCCCTTGGCAGTTCCCTTGACGAGGCCGGATACGTTCTCCGCGACGAACACCTTTGGCTGGATGCCGGCCAGCAGCCGCGTGAACTCAAAGAACAGGTCGTCGGTTCGTTGCTTCGTGTCGCTGTATTTCTTCACTTGACCCCAGCCAGCTTCTCGCTTGCCTGCCGTGGAAAATGAAGCACACGGCGGCGACCCGTCCATGAGGTCAAGTTCGCCCGGCTTCATTCCGATAGCACCGAGGATGTCTGCTGGCTGAACTTTTCTAATATCCCGCGTGTCTAGGATCGTACCCTTGTGGTTCGCCCGGTACGTCTCTTGCGCTGCGGGAATGAACTCGCTCGCCCACAGAACGCGAAACCCAGCCATCTTGTATCCGAGCGACGAACCTCCGCACCCGCTGAACGTGCTGATCGCGTTGTAGCCGTTCCACGGCAGCGC